TATTAGCAATGTCGGCCCGAAGGAGAGAAGGTGGGTCATCTGCAAACTTATCAATAGTTACGCGCAGAAGAGTGAAGTAGTTCGGATCTGAGATCTCATCTTCCATCGCTTCAAGGGCATCGTATGGAGCCTCGTAAAAACGTGGTCCGAATCCTACTTTAAATTTATTAAGCGGACCCCAGCCGCCGGAAGTTTCCTCAATTACTCCGACGTAGTGTTCATTGTCAGCTTCCCCAAAGTTAGTGCTCCAGGGTGTTCCTAAGATGGTGACATGCTCATCCTCAAGATATTTGTGGATATGTCCGAGGATTGTGCGGCACTGAAAGTCTTTCAGCTTAAGGTCAGAATCAAAGCCCCGAATACCAAGGTGATCAGGGCAGTAGCTGAAATGACCGAAAGCAACATAAT